TTCACGATTCTGCCGTTGCAGTTCTCGATTTGTCTTACGCAACTCTTTCACCCATTCAGGCGCAGGAGTGTGCTCTTCGGGAGGTGGCGCTTCCTCACCTATGCTGACAACGACTTCTTCGGTATCTTCAGGTTCTTCGTCATCAACGATTTCGCTGATTTCGGTTTCACCTTCTTCTACCTCGACTTCGCTGTCCTCGATTACTGCCTTTTGATTCATCTTTGACCCCATTCAACTCACCCACTTTGAACGGCTGGGTGGTTGCCGTTTGTTCGATTGTCGCTTGTTTTTTACTGATTCGCAACAGGTTGGACTATCTGCCCTTGCAATATCTCTTGCACCGACTTGGCATTGGTCATCGCCATGTCCTGTGCTGTTTGGTCAACCTTGCCCAAAGTCTCTAGCGTCTGGGCACGTTTGAGTTCTGCACTTGCCACCGTTTCCACAGTATCTGCCCTAGCTTTTGCGGCTTTTGCGGTTGCTTCTTCAGCGGCGGCTTGCAAATACATGGCGTTCGGGTCTTGCGGTTGGCCTTGCATTTCTGCCATCAACTCTTGGGCTTCATCATCAGTTGGCTTGACCACGCCCATTCGCAGGAGTTTCTTGCGGAAATAAGCATTGGCATCACCAACGCCCTCGCCTTCCATGTTCATCATTGCCATTGAAGTCAAAACTTGTGCAGTTTCTGGGTCGCTGGTGATTTGTAGCATTCCAGTCAAAGCCCTGACCGTTGCCGCACGTTTACTGCTTGACGATGGACCAACCTCGGCAACCACATCGAATGTGGCACTGGATAGGTCATTTTCCATCACAACTGCGCCTGACTGAGTGTCAATCATGGGTTGCATTAACTCCACCATGCCAGATTGACCAGTGGGCGAAATGGTTTTCATCTTCCGCTTGTCTTCGGTGTAGATTTCTTTTGCCATGCCAAGCCAAATCTCACCGCACCTTTTCATTCCCTTGGCAAAGTTACTCATGTAGATGAACGTCTGCATATCCACACGGGTCTGTATCATCTCCACCGCTTTACCTGATACGCCTGAAACCATCTTGTCAGCACCTTGTGGGTTGCCTAAGATGTCCTGCATATCCTGTTCGGTAATCGCAAGCAGTGCCGCCATTGCTGGTGGAATTGCCGCCGACTTTGTATAACCCACAGGGCCAGCGGCTTGGGTGTTGCCATCTGGTCCAGTAATCGGGTTGATGAGTAGATAAGGGTAATCCCGCAGATTGTCCTCTGCCCACATCACTTGATGCCCTGCCACTTGCTCAGGGGTCATTATTGGCTTTTCGATGCTGGACAGTGCGCTAATCTCGCCCAGTTTAGACAGTTGCATATTCTTCAAGCGTTGGGCATCTTTGGCAAGGCGCACCGCACCCATGCAACGTTCGATGTTGTCAACAAACCAGCGTTTGCCGTAGACCACCACAATCGGAATGTTTTTGCCAGCAATGTAGCCAGCGTCTTCCAGCACCTTGCCGCCAGACATGATGTATTTGCGAACACGCATCCGCTTGACACGCTTTTGGCGCACCTCACGAGTGCCGACAGCCAAAAGTGTTTCTTCTAGCGTCTCATCGTTCGCAAAATCTGTTTGTGTATAGCGTTCCTCAGTCCCGTCAATTGCTTGGAATATGCGGATTAACTCAGACTTTTCCTCAACTTTGTAGTATTCAGCAACGAAAACCACATCAGGAGTTGACCAGTCAAACTCATACTGGTGGATGATCTTGGGCCAATCTGTTGGGTCATCGTTGTAGATTTCTTTGTAGCTGTCGCGGGTCATACTGGTGACCACAAAGCAAAACTTAGCGTCTGACTTGTCCTGTCGTTTGGCGTTCAGGTCAAAGAAAACCGAACTGTCAGCGTCAAAGATTGGCTCGAACCTGATGCGCTGTCGCTCATTTTCTGGGTCTTCCTCATCTTCGTAAACCGTCCGCAAACGCCATGCGCCAATGCCACCGCCTACGGCTTCTTCAAAAGCGTTGTCGTATGCTTCATCAGCCACAGATGCTTGTTCGTCAGCGCGATATAGGCCATCACAGACTTCTGCCAGCCTATCGTTCTCTGTGCCATCTTTGCTTACATAGTCAACTGTGATGCGGTTGTTTCGGTACTCATTGACGATGCGAATGACCGCCAACATGATCTTGTTGACTTCAAACTTAGGTTTGTTTTCGTATTGGTCCCACAATGGGCCTTCCCACTGACTACCAGCCAGAGAATAAAAGCGCCGATCTTGCAAGCATTGCAGACGCTCATCCCTGAGTGCAGTTTGTATATCGTTAAACTGCCGCAGTGCTTCAGAGTGCAGATTCGCTAGGCGTTGGTCATTGGGTATGCGTGCCATTTGTGTCCTTTTCGGCGATTATCTACCAGCGTTTGACATTGGGCAATGGCGTGAATATAGCTGATTTTGTGACCGCTGACCGCCTGATGCCTTCACAGGCATATCGCAAGGCATCAATCACATGATTCTTTTTGTCCTCAAGCTGGGGCAGGATTCGACCCGTCAATGGGTCTGATTTATAACTGTACAGGCTCAGTTCGTCAATGGTGTGAATACAGCGTGGGTGAACCACAATGTCGTAGTTCTTCAAAAACTCAATGCCTTCCTCGACTGACCTCGGGCCTTTGACCGCTGTCATGATCTTTGGAAAGCCATTTCGCCTCATGTGGCTGATGGTCTCAGGTCGGGCTGAATCTGCCACGATTGGCCATTTTTCTGCCTCTGGCACTTGCATGAATAACTCAGGCGTATTGACAATCTCACAACCCACCATGTAAGCCTCATGGTCGATGTAAAGAGTGCGCCCAATAATGTGGCATCTGACCAACACTGTCGGATCTACTGAAAATCCCCAGTCCGCACCCAGTCGGTGGATAGCATCTGATGGCGCATCGAATTCGTCAATCTTCCAGTTTCTGAATACCCTGCTGTTGCTGTTTCGCAAGTACTGACCCATCCAAACGTGCTGGTATTTGTCAGGGTCACGCCGCTTGTCGTACTCCATTTCGTCCCGCAGGACATCAGGAAACCAAGGATTTTCCCCAAAGTTGACCTTGATTACAGTAGCACTGTCTGGCGGTTCTGGCCCACGCAAAAGAAAATCTACTGGGTCAGATTGATGGCGAGGGTTCCACGTGAACCATAACTCGCTGTTGGGCTTGCGGATTGTTGGCCTCAGTAGGTCTAGGCTTGTCTGACTCAGGCTTTGGGCTTCCTCAACCCAGGCGCAATCGTACCCTTCCAGCGATTTTATGGAGTCGGCGGTATGGTTCTGCATACCTTGAAAAATAATCGCACCATCGCCCTTTTTGGACTTGATGACGGAATCCTGTACTTCAAAGTACGCCCCTGCATTCATGCCCTCGATCTTGGTCTCCAGCAGACGCTTGACGGATTGATTCAAAGACTTCTGTATCTCACGCACGCAAACACTACGATGCTTTTGGTCCATGATGTGAGCCTCAATCATCATCTCAGCAAAAAGATGTGACTTGCCTGACCCGCGACCACCCCATGCACCTTTGTAGCGACTGGACTCCAACAAAGGCAAAGCCCATTCAGGCGTTTGAATTTGCAGGGTTTTACCCATGCTTTACAACAACACGTTCGATCTTGGCGAATTCAAGTGGCTGACCATCTGCACCAGTCAGTTCATGGCGTTGGGTTTCTCTCCAGCCCATTTGCGATTTTGACCACCAAATTTGTGCTGTCGTATCACCAGCCATGGCTTTTTGGAAAATTCCTTTGCCAACCTGTGCATTTGCTTTGGCCTTACCGTTGACCAGTTCAGACTTAAAGTATTTTCTGAGTGTGTCAATGTCAATGCCATCACGGGTCAATGCGGCTATTTGCTCAAAAGGCACACCATAACCTGACATTGCCTCAACTTGTCTGCGCTCGGCATCAGTCGGCACATAGGGTTTTCTACCGCTACCTTCACGTGCCCCACCGTTCTGTTTTGGCCTATCTGCCTCTTTTTTAGGCAGTCGGGTGGAATTTTCAGTGATTTTTTTCATAAGTAACCTCCGCGAAAGGTTGATTTACTGCGTTGTTTAGTCGTTGCACATGCAGTTACGACATATGGCGTGATTATGCCATTCATCTGTACTATGGATTTTCCGCAAGTATTTCATCTTCGTAGAATCCCATGCTTCTTGCAGTGTCATAGTATCAATGTTGCCTATTGGTAGTTTCTTCCCAGCCAATTTACAGCATGGCAATATCTCGCCATCATCATCAATCACTAATTGCTTAAAAGGTAGGTCACACCCTTTGGTTGGCATTTCCACATCAGCAATGGTCAGGCTTGTTTTTTGGTCTGGTATTTCGTTCATCTTTTGAAACGCAATCAAATCTGCCTTGTTTTGCCAAAACTCACGGAATGAACTTTCCTCATGCTTATTAATCTGATTCTTTAAAAAACTCACACGAACAAGTGGGAATTGCTGTCCTGATTCATTTCGCTCTTTGATAAAAGCCAAAACATTTGCTACAACTTTGTTGAATTGACCCGACAATCTTTGCTTGTTGTATGTTTCCTCGGTTACAGCATCCAGTGATACAAACAACTTTGTCAAGCCAGATTGCATAAGTGATTGTCTACGCTTGGGTGTTAAGAGAGTCCCATTTGTCACCATGTAGATGTTTATGATTCCTTGATTGCGTGTCCAGCGGATGATTTCTTCAAGGTCTTTTCGTAACATCGGTTCATTGATGTAGTTAAATTTGACCGACTTCACCCCAATGGTTACAGCTTCCTGCAAGACTTTTTCAAACTTTTTACGGTCAAGTCTATTGTCTGCAATCTTTTGGTATCCGTGAACACAGAATGGGCACGCCATGTTGCAACCAGCATTCAATTCAACATCAATTTGTAAAGGGTGGCTGTATTCTTTTAAATCAGAAGCACCAGCCATCATGTTTCTAAACTCGTTCCACTCAGTTACATCCACATCGGGTGGACAAGCAGAAAGCAAATGCTGATTATGGAATTCGTGGGTTTTTGCCATTTATGTCTTTGTTGGTACTTACTTAGATTGCACAGTGCTTGTAATACGTGATAAAATTCTTGGTTTACGATGTACTTCGTCAATTATTTTTGGCACTGCATGTTTCCACACAATTTGATGATGTATTCGTCTATCAGTAGTACCTAGTTCACTTATCTTAACGCATGATGGTGCATACATGACAGAGTAAAACGC